CGTATGATGAAAAAGATGAATAATGATCCACAAGCTATGCTATCAGCAGCTCGTAAAGATTATGTCTTTAAGACTGATAAAGCATGGAATATTATGGAGGATATGATTCCAGTATATGAAGCACAAGGTAACTGGGGTAGAGCATATCAATTAAAAGTAGCATCTAACTTAAAGCAATTAGCTGGTATGAAAGCTATGCGTTATGGTATGACTGGTATGGTATTTCCAGATGTATTTACAGCATCTCATACTGCTACACATATATCACGTTTAAACGCATATACAGATGTTTTAGCCGATCAAGGTTGGCCGAACATGAAGATGTTAAAAGAAGCAGAACTCGAGAATTACTCTAAGTATTTTGACGAGGATGGACTAATTAAAAACGATGTTGTTAAGGCATTGACAGGTGATATAGCACTTAACACAGACGATGCTTTATCTAACTATTTGACTGAAGCTACTACTGCATTTCCTGTATTAAAAGAAGTTATGGCTTTCCCACGGACAGCTTCTAACTACATGAAAATAGGTTTATCTTATACTCCTGTGTCAGCTATACCAAATATGAATAAGTTTTCTAAGACTATATATGCAGTCTCAGAATCTGACATAGCTGAAGCTCTTTTAGAGCATGGTATTGACATGTCTAGGACTCCTAATGCTCGTGTTATATTTGAAGACTTACGTGCTGAATATATAGGTAGACAAGCTCTAGCTAATACTTTAGTAGGTACATTGTTTGGATATGCTGTAGGCGGTAACATACGTGGTAATTTACATTATAATGCCAAGACAAGAAGAGATCAGATGAATCAAGGTTTAGAGCCTAAAACTATCTGGGTTCCCGGTCTAAACAAGTGGGTAAGTTATAAAGGATGGATAGGTATAGAACATGTACTAGCTCCTCTTGCTGACTTAGCTATGTATATGAAAGATGCTGACGAACATCTTATTGAAAGCTGGCAATCAAAAATAGCTTGGACTATAGGTGCTACATTCTTAAATGATACACCATTATATGGTTTAGAAAAAGTATTTGATATACTTAATGGTAATGAACGTGCTGTATCTCAGTTTCTAGCTAGTTCTGCTAGCTCAATGGTTCCTCTAAGTGGAGGTCTAAATGTTATAGCAAATGCAATACATGATGCACAACGTAATATTGAAACCGATATAGGTGAGTTCTTTAAGAACAGGCTACCCGGTTTAAAAGGCACAGTACCAATAGCAGTAAATCCAATAGATGGTCAACCAATTAGAGACGCTGATAACCCAGCATTAGCTGCTTTTAACGCTTTTAGTCCTATTAAGTTTCATGATGAAGTAAAGCCATATATGCAGTTCTTACATGATATAAGATACGGAGGTCTAGGTGCTTTCAAATATGACAGTACAGGATCTTATGAATGGTCAGCTGAAGATCAAGAGAAAATATATAATATTACAGGTGCTATGAATCTCGAAAAAGAGATCATGAGAATTGCAGGCAGAAAAGATAATCAAACAATAATTAATGATTTAATGAATCTAAGAAATGAATATCATCCCGGTAATGACGTAATTAAGTTAAAAGCTAGATTAAGTCCTGTTCATAGAGAGTTAGATTTATTAATTAATAACGCTATAAAAGTAGCTGAACTAGAATATCTAAGAGATAAACCACTCATACAACAAGCTATTATTAATGCACAATTAGCAAAGAATAGAATGAAGGAAGGTGATGTACAAGGTGCAGCTGAACTTCAGAAAAAAGACGCCCAAATTAAAAATCTTATACAACACGGTAACTAACTTATGAGTGCTGTTATACAAAACGAATATACAGGTAACAATAGTACTACTCAGTACTCCTTTACATTCCCATATCTTAAGACCTCGGACATTAAAGCAAGTCTCGACGGTGTGGACACTACGGCATTTACATTGCCTAAT